TCATTTCGCCCGCCTTTCACGCCGCTTCCGGTTCCGGTCATAGTCCAGGCGATCCCGGCGCATTTCATCAAGCCGGCCTTGTGCCGCTTTCCGGTCCTCATCCGAATAGGCAAATAGTTTCAGCTCGCCGCAAATCAACCGATCCCGGGTAACGGTAAGGTATCTATGGATGAGGGAGTGGTTCACGCCGAGCAGGCGCGAAATCTCGATATTTGAAAGTCCGAAAAGGGAATGCAGAAGGAATGCCCTTACCGCCTGGGTTATTGACACAAGAGGGGTGCCGTTATTTTTGGCCAGTTCAATGCGGTCCATGGCCTCAACTGTTTTAAAAATGCGATCCTTGGCGTTCACATAAAGCTTCGCAACGCCGCTTACGGTTGTGGAATATTTTTCGGCCATCTCCGCATAGGATTTCCTGAAAAAGAAACGATCAATGAAAATGGCGGTCTGCTTTAAACTTGGCGTGAAGGCATCAGCGAATGGGCTTTCAACTGCGTCCGAAAAGGTTTGTTGTTTGGTGCTCGAGGGGTTCCCATCTTCAAATTCTGCAAGCTCGCTTTCGCGCAGCTCCCGGCGTGATCGCGGAAACAGCATGATGAACTCTTCAAAATCCCTTTCGAAAGGTTGCCGGTTTTGAAATCGAAGAAGCGTTTCCGCAAAAAAACAGGGCGCTTTGCAGGCCCTTCGATTCGCACATTTCAGGCAAGCGCCGCTATAGCCTGGCTTGGACGATTGCGAGTGTTCCGGTAGGGTCTTTTTCGACATTATGAACGCCATAATCCGTATTATCGATTGAGATTTCCCCGCCTAACTGGATATCAACGGTTAAACCCTTCAGGGGGATAAGAATCTTTCGATCTTCTGAGGCTATCCGACCGCCGCCAAGCTCGATCTCTTTCAGCCGGTAAGTGGTCACTATGCATTGAATGGGAGTGTCGCTATAAGCCACAGTGGCGCGATAATTCGCATCGGTTCCGTGAGTCGGGTTTCGGTAAATGCCCCTTTTCACCAATCCCTTCATGGTTTTGAAAAGTGAGTCCACATGCTTTTCGACTATCTTGGTGACGTTCATCGAACCACCTTGAAAACGGGTGCGGAAAGATAAGGGCGAAGGATAGCCATGGCCCTGGGAGAGTACCGCGGAAGTTCCTTCTTGGTTGCTTGGATGCCTTGCAGAGCAAAATAGTTGAGGTTCTGAGAATCAAGATCTTCTTTTAATTCATGAAGCGCCTGCTCACACTGCGCGTTCTTGAGGGCTTGAACTTGTGCGGTGTCAGTGGGATCGATGGTGATATCCAGTTCCATCAATGAATGGAAAGCTGTGACCAGGGCAGCTTCTTGAACGTCCGAATCGGCAATGATGTAATCATCCGAATGCAACCGGGCTTCAAAATAGGTGTCTGCATCATTAGTTGAAAGGAAGCTGTCATAGCCTGAATTGGGAAAGACAATCATGCTCCACCTTGTTTCATCTTAAAATAGATCGGGGGGTTTTAACGTGCCCCCCATCACGGGCTTGTATGGAGGAAGTTCAATCCGCCTACTTGCCAAGGTAAGCTGAAAAGTTGATGCCGGTGGCAATGGTGCCGGAAACGTCGGTATAGAGCCGCACGTAAGGATAGATGGTGCCGTTCTTTTCGGTCCGGAAAGGCACCTTGTAACGGCCGATGGTGCTATCCTGATCGCCGCCGATGACTTCCAGGGCGCCAAGCTCTACGGCCGCAAGGTCAACAATGCCACTTGCAAAGGTGGCGCTGGCGCTGCCCTGCAAGCTGATAAAGTACCGCTCATCGTTGCTGGCAATTTCGATTGCGGTTACATCAACAATCATGTTGCCTTCGACCAGGCCGGCGCCAAGGTTGATGATTTTGGCATCGCCGCCAACGGTCCCGGCCGCATCGGCAGCAACCAGGCCGGCATCTTTTAAAATGTGCTCTTTATCGATCATGGTTCACCTCTTTTGATTAAGCGTTTCTCACGCCGTGAAGCCGGGCGGCCGCTTTCGGGTGAAAGATGCCAAGGCCACAGATCCATTCGACAAGGGTTTCATAGAAAGTTCGATTCAATCCGAGGTCCAAAACATCCATGGTGCCGGACTGCAAACCGGAAACCATTTCAGCGACACCGAACCGGACCGCATAAATGGACGTTGACGCCGCCGTGCCGCCGCCTGGGTTTGCTTCGGTGAAAGGAAGGATTTCGGCGCCGTCCTTATCCTGTTCGATCACGCCAATAGGCACGCCGGCATAGGCCATGATCTGCCGGCCGAAGGCATCGGAAACGGTTTCGGTTGCTTGGCCGGCTGCGCGGATCAGGCTATTGACCTTCCGGCGCATGGTCTTGTTCATGAACAGAACATCGGCGCCGCCTTGAACCGCGTCCATAAGAATATTCAACAGATCAAGGGTGAGCGTGTCGCCGCCGCTGGTGGTGCCGGCCCCAATTTTTTGGGAACCGGTGAGACGTTTTTCAAGGCCGTCAAACTGGTTTGGATCGGTCGAGTTGTCGCCTTTGAAAAAATTCTTGGTGAAGGTTAGACTTGCGGCTTTGGCCTTCATCGAATCATAAATGGCGCGAAGGTTGTTCACGTTGCCCTGGGTTTTGACTAGTGCCCGGTCCACCTGGGAAATGCCGCCGAGGATGAAGAGTTGTTCAACTTGGGGATTCACCACGCCGGTTGATTCGGTGTAGCTTTCATTGATCCCACGGAAAGCGATCCCGGGAAGCGTTTCTTCGCGGTTGTACTTGTACGCCTGGCCTGTTACATCGAAAAAGGGCAGGCGTTCAAGGACCGGGGAAGTGCGAGGGAAGATTTCAATAACTCCCCTGGCAAGCGGATCTTGCACCAATTTTGCAGATTCAAGCAGTGTAAGCATTTACAAACCTCATTATTTCGTTTTGTAACCCGTGGCCATGATCGCCCTGGGGTCCATGTTTTTAAAATCGGCCGGGGGCTTTCCGCCTGGCCGTTTGGTATCAATCCCCTCAGCCGGTTTAGGATCGAAGATACCCTTTGCGCTGGCATCTCGTATCCATTTGATCTTTGCTGCCGGGGAAAGGTCCGGGATCAGATCGCGCATTTCTTCGGGAACATTTTCAACAAAACCATCGGCCACTTCTTTGAGCGCCGTTTCTGAGGCTTTGCGCTTTTCGATTTCTTGATTCAAACGAGCATGTGGAATTTTGGCGTCCTTATCTTCGGTTTTTTCGTGTCCGGTCACGTCAAGGAAGTATTTCCCATCTTTTTGAACGTAAAGCTTTTGAATACCCGCATCCAAGCCCTCAAGGGTTTCAAGCTGAAATTGTAAAGCCATTTCTTAAACCTCCATTTAACGCCTGAGCAGGCGGGTTGCTTTTCGAATGTTAACCCAAACGAACCGTGACCGATCCGCTTGAATAATTGCCGTTTTTCACACCTATCCGATAGAGCACGCCTTTGCTTTTATCGATCAAGCTCTCTTCAACTTTGTTTGCCATGGCACCGGTATCCCACACATTTTTCCAAGTCGATCCACCATCAAATGACCTTTGCAGGGTTACAACGGAACCGCTTGTCTCTCCGCTGATGCTGATATTCAGGTATCCTTCTGAATTCGGTTTAACTGGCGAGGTGAAGGCATCAGCGCCGGGATCTGAATTGATTGCTATTTCATTGGCGGGAGTAACGGCAATTTGGGTAAGTGGAAGAGTCTCATAAGTTTGTATGGATTCACCAGGAATAACAGGGACAATTGCCCCTTCTGTGTTCTGAACAACTACGGTCGCCTTGGTGTCATTGCGATACGTTGGCATTATTATTACCTCTAAATAGATCGTTCTCTTCTTTGATTTTTTCCAGATAAGCCTTGGCATCGTCCCGGCTTTGAAATTCCTGATTGCGCTCCATCGCTACATCCACAGGCGAAAGCACTCCCAATTCGATGAGCTTTTCCCATGTTTCGGCCTGGTCTTTTGCGGAGATTTCAGGCTTCGGATCGTAGAAATCAACGTTTAGAGATGCTTGAAGGCTTATTTTCCGGGCAGGGTTGTGAACGTTCCAGATCGAACGAATCATCTCGAAAAGGTTCTGCTCATACCTGCGCCACAAAATGATGTCATCGCGGCGTAACTCTTCAAGCTCTCTTTGCCCTTGAACTTTGGCAAGGCCAGATTCCCGAACCACTTTCGTGCTCAAGGTGGAAACTGAAAGGCCGTTCGAAACGGCGGCCTGGGTGATCAAAAAGGAGATGGCTTCAAGGATATCGACAATTGGCGCCTTTTGGGATTCGAAACCGATAGCACCATCTTCAGGCAGTTCAATAAGCGTTCCCGGATTGATGCCGATGCTTGCGCCGGTTTGCTTTGGTTTTCGAATCCAGCCGACGCCGAAACCTTGCATCCGGATAATGTACAGAAGATCGGTGAGCTTTTCGTTTATGGCTTCCTGGATCGTTATCAGGTCATCGCCGCCGGAAAGCCAGAAGTCAGACGTTGGGCATCGATCCCATAAGGGGATAAAAGGGACCACTTTATAAGGATTGGGTTCGGTCAAGATCTCGTTGCCCCGGTAATCCAGGCGCTTGAATTCGTCATCAGTCCAAAATGAATATTCAACTTCGTCCTGTTTTCCCGATTCCGGATAGTGAGTGATCATCACCGATCTAAGATCCTCCGGGCTATCCCCGGTGGTCACGTCAAGAATATCTCCGGTGAGAATATCCAGATCGATGCGGCCACGGCGCCAAACCGGGCGAATAAGAGCGGTTTTCAAAAGCTTCACGTATCGGGAAGCCGCTTTCATTTTCACCGGCAGGGCTGAGGATCTGATGATTGCATTAAATAGTTCTTTATCTGTTTTGGAGCCTTCGACTTCCCGGACCGCATCACGGGCATAGACCATTGCAAGGTTGCCGATCACCTTTTTCACGATATTTACGAAAACAGGCGTGAGCTTTTCGGGCTCGCTAAAGAGTTGCGCAAGCCTTTCCGCGGTGTAATCAAGGTGAACATCGTGATAAAAATCAAGGCGTTTGGCGGTTTGAAGCTTTCGGGTTGTGTTGGCGGCCTGATCCAGTTGGATGTTTAATTGTTGGAAAAGGCCCGGTATCGCTGATTGGAAAAGCATATTGCAAATTTCAATAGATTATATTTATTTCGTCAATCCTTAACTTTAAAAGTTCTTATAATCAACAAAAAAGATATTTTGAATATAATTCAGGCATGTTATTGAATACGGTCAAATTTGATCAATTTCTTTCAAAAACCAAAGCGCCGAATTCTTATTAGATAAGGAAAGTATTATTTTGCTATCTCCTACTGTTAAGCAAGAAGGAAAAACAAGGCGTGAAAAATATCTTGCGAAGGTATCAGAGCGAACCTTTTTCAGTTTGTGGTCATTTCCGAACGTTTATACTGATGAAGGTAAGTCCAAGTTTAAGAAGGGAAATGAACTGTGCGATCTCTTAGTCGTTTTTGAAAATACAGTTATAATTTTTTCAGACAAAGATGTAAGCTTTGGAAATAATCCTGATTTAAAGATTTCTTGGGCAAGATGGTTTAAAAAGGCAGTATTGAAATCATGCAAGCAGTTGTTCGGTGCAGAATCATGGATTAAAAAGTTTCCGGAGAGAATTTTTTTAGATATAAATTGCATAAATAAATTTCCAATCGATTTATCAAACAAAAGTTTTAAGTTTCACCTTATCGCAGTAACCTGCAACAGCAACAAACCCGCAAAGGAGTATTTTGGGAAAAATAGCACAAGCTCTTTATATCAAGCATATCCATTATCTGCGGAAGAATGTTTAGAAAAACCTTTTGTGATTGGCGATTTGTTTCCAGACAAATCATTTATTCATATATTGGATGAAATTACCTTAGATCTCTTATTGTCGGAACTCGATACAATTAGAGACTTTATTTGCTACTTGGATGAAAAAGAAAGAGCAATAAGATCCAAAGAAATAGTTCAAGCTACAGGTGAAGAAGAAATTTTGGCTTATTTTTATCATGGCAAAGAAAATATTGAAGTCACTGGCAAAATTGTTCCGAGTAATTTACGCGAATATTCCTTGGGTCTAGGAGAGGGGTTGTGGGAAGAATATAGGTGCTCGAAAGCATACTCTGTTTTGACAATGACTCGGGAAAAAAGTCAATTTTGGGATATGTTAATTGCCAAGTTCTCGAGCCATATAATTAATGGAGATGTTTGCACAGTTATTGATTGTCCCTTTGAAATACACGAGAATGCTGTTAGACATTTAGCTTCTGAAAACCGCATTTCAAGATATATTTTATCCGGGTATTTCTATGAAAAGTATTTAGAGGTTCCTCCTGGCCATAGAAGTGCAAGGATGGTTTTCTCACCTACTACAAAAACAAAACTTTATGTATTTCTATTTTTCCCTAAAGATGAAGGCGAAAAAGAGCAGGATTACCGAAAAGAGCGTTTCGGTTGCGAACATGCGTATTCATTAGTAGCGAAGTATCTGTATCCGGAAGCTATTGATGTGGTTGTTATCGCAACTGAAACCAGAGGATCTGATTTCCAAACAGAGGATATTCTTGCTATAGAATACGATAGAGATTTATCAGCCGAAGAGCAAAATCAAGCTAAATCTTTTATGGAAGAATTGAATGTATTAAGTAACACAACCACACTCAGAGCAAACCCTTTTCTAAAAGATTTGGGAGTACTACAACCTTATTATAGGAAAAATTATAAAATTGGTCGTAACGATAAATGCCCTTGTGGCTCAGGTAAAAAATTTAAAAGATGTTGTATAAACAAGTACAACTAAACTCTCTTTAATATTTATGCTGATTGATAGATAACCGCCCCCGTTACCTTTACATACGCTCGATAAAAATCAGGAAGCTTTAACCGCAAATCCTCATTAAAAAGACTATACTGACGAAACATTTCTTCAATTTCCTGATAAGCATGGCAATTCGCCTTGCAGAAAAGCTCCAAATTCCCGCCCATGATAAAACATAAATGCCGCTTTGCCGATCTATTCACGCATTGAATGGTATCAAGTTCAAAAAGGTTCAACACTTCCCGCCGAAGCGAGAATATGGCCCAATTGGTTGAATAAACCCGGTCGTCGTGAAACTTGGAAGTCACATGGCCGAAAGAATACGAACCATTTTGCCGGCGGGTGTAACTGAAGGTCCCGAGCTCAGACGCGAAATCAAACAGAACGGCCGGAAAGTGAAAGCGCCCCTCTTTGAAGATCCGATACATTTCCGGGAAAGAGGCCCGCTGATTGGTATCATGTGGGCTTATCAATTCGCACGGAATTTTGCTTTCACACATCCAGGAATACAGATCACCGGTTTCATAGTTTTCCAACACGCAATTATCTATCCCGTACCGCTTATGATCCTCAAGTATCACCGACTTGATTGACCTTGCAGCGTTCACCAAAAACTTCACTTGATTCAGAATGAAAAATTCCGGCTCCTTGCTTTCTGAGTGTGCCGCCTTCGCAACCACTGTCCAAACGGTACTATCCCCCCCTGGTCCCGCAATCAGATTTTTAGCCCGATCCAGGCCGGCGCCGATCTTATACGCTCGCCCCTGGGTAAGCGCCTTCAGATCAACCACAGGGATTCGATACTTGCTCTTGCACTGCTCGATGATATCACTCGTGAAAAGAGCGTTCTTCGCATCCGACCTTTGCCCCAACACATCCCGCTTGAAATCAGCCGGCAGTGTCGTTTTCTCAAGCCGTCTCGCCTTATCCCTATCAATCCATGCCGGCGCCGCCTGGCAAAAGTGCTCAAAATCCCTGTAACACGTATAATTGCAATACATCGCCGGATCATTCGCCGATTCCTTCTGAAAAGCGTGAACATGCTCATCCGTAGAATCAACGTTCGAATCGATGAACATCATCGAATCTTCGCTATCCAATAAAGCCGCCTGAAGTGCATTGAAAGGCGCCAGATCCGCGAATGCATGGAGATCCGAAACCCACAGCAAATTGATTCTGTCACCAAATGCGCTTGCCGTGTTGCTCGCCGAAAACTGGATCACATTCCCCATTTCCGGGAAAAGGATCGTATAGCCGAATTGGTTGCTCTCCGGGATCAGCTTCGAAAGCTTCGGCGAATTATTCACAATCCTCTTGAGCGCATTGAACTGCGTTCGCCTGCAATGATCTTCAGTCGCTCCAAGAAGCTGAATCGTGAAGTTTCTCCTGCTCGTGAAAAGCCACAAGCTCAACATCGCAAAAAGAACGTTTTTCCCATGCCGCCGTGGCTCTATATTCAACGCAACCGAATGCTTAAACTCGCCGCTTTCATCATAATCTAAAATATTCCGTATCAACTCCCGCTGCTTATCGGTCGGCTCAAACGGTTCATATTTATTCGAACGCGCCAAAATCCGCGGCTCGATATCGCTCAGCCATTTATAGAAACCCCTTTCGGCATTCTGCCACGTCCGGAGCCTCTGAACAAATGATGGTTTAGGGGAAAGGGAATTGGAAACACGGGAAGCGGAAACACGGGAAGTGGCGTGAGATGAAGAATTGTTTTTTATGGTAGACATGAGAAAGTAAATCCTGATGGGGAAAATTGAAAATTGAAAAAAATAAGCGTGTACACCCCCCGGCCCCTGCGCTATCGGCCGGATTGGGGCTCACACTAAGGAAGATCCTATAAGAGATTCAATCAAATGAAAGTTCTGAAAGATCACGGCCCTTGCCCTTCTTTCCCAACAACCCCAACTGCTTGCGCCTATTGAGTTCGATAAGCATTGTTAATGCCTGTCTCGTATGGCCCTGGAAGCGCACTAAGTTGTTGGCAATCAAAGGGTTAAGCTCGCCATCAACGAAGAATCGATCAACATTCTGTAAAACGTATTGCTCAATAACTTTCTCGATGACCGATAAGGTTGCAACTTGATGCTCAAGCAAGGCTTTTGCTGATTGGTATTGATCGGCCTGAAGAGCTTCCTTAACGGCCGCAATAGATCGGCCCCATGTGGAGCGTCCATTGATTGTTCCATCGGCCTTCACGGCGCCCTGAAGCAGCGATATGGTTTCTAAAAAGTGTTGTTCGCTTGGCGATTCATCGGCAGTTTTATTGTGATCGTTTTCCATTTGCATCACCTTTACCAATAGAAGTTATCGAAACCAATAATGAAAGGCATTGAGAAAGGCAAGCTTAAAAGTGTCTCATGAGGGGAAGATTTAAAGGTGTCTCATTAGGATATTCTGGAAAGGTCGAAAGAAGTAATTCGCAGCATATTGGAATAATTGAGGATAAAACAACGTCCGATAACCTTGAATATGTAAACTTTACTACTTTTTCGAAGTATTTAAAGAAGATATGCTATTTTGGAGAGTGTCTCACGAGGCTTGAAAGCTGTCTCATTTGGCCGTTCTTTCCAGAAGCTTTCGATCTGCCTGCCGGCGCCCCCAGGATCAGGCCGGCCGTGAAGGTGGAGAGCCGGCGCCAAGGGAGAGAAAAGGAGGGAAAGCCGATCTGATAGCAGGAACCAGGGGAAAGGGGGGAAGGCGGCTGATAATTATCGCGGGTACCCCTATTTTTTATTTTATTCCCGTTCATCATCTATACCTATCCGATGATCAATAATGCTTTCGTTATTTTGTACTTCCAATAGGTATATTTAAAAGTCAATAGGGAAGTGGTCCGATATATCCTTGAAAGATGGTCAATGATCCGGTCCGGTAGCAAATCGGGGTTGAGGTAATAAGTAAGGTAACAGTAAATATCTAATTATAACAGTTGAATAAGTCATTTTGCTACCTTATTACCCGTGTTACCTGAGATTTGTTTTTGTTTTGGTAGCTGCCAGGGGGGAGATTGATCGGATCATTTTTGGGTGCTTCTTTGGAAATTGGATAGGTAAGGTAACAAGGTAAAAGTAATATATAATATTTATATAAAGTATTATAAATACTAATAAAAAAGATGGTACTTTTGCTGTTACCTTTCTGTAACCATGCTACTTTTGCCATTCTATTCATTGCCGTTAAGTTTTTTTAAGTCAAAGCACCAGGCTTTTTTTTGCTTTATCAGCTTCACATAGATATTCAGTTCAGCCTTCTGATAGGTTCCTTGAAAACGATATGGCTCGTTGTGTTTTATATGGGCCGGATGATTATTGAGCGCCTCTTGCAAATCGCGTGTCGATCCTTTCAAGGGGATTCTGGATTGGTCGATTGCCCGGCATAGGCCGGGAAGGTTAAACCATAGAAGCCCTTTCTCCTGTTGGATGTCCAAATTGAGAATCACTTCACGTTCGGTTCGGTCGAGGTCAAAGGCGACTTCGAAGAAATAATCGGCAAGATCCGGGGTCCGTGCTGAACAGGCTTCGACTCGATCAACGGCCATGCGCTCTATAAGGATGTCGATTTGCTTTTGAAAGGCTTCGGTGCGTTTGGTGAAGGTGCAAAGCAAGCGATGAAAGGCCATGAGAAGGGCATAGTTGTTGCGGATTCGGGCATCCTGTATGAGGTCTAAATATTCTTGCGCTTTCACATATTCGGCGTGCCATGAGGATTCGATGGTGCCGCGTTGCTGCAAGAGGTATTGCCCGAGCGCTGCGAAGTCCGCGGCCGGGATCTTGGAAAGCGCTTGGAAGGCGTCGGCCGTTTCGGGAGTGAATGAGGACTTCTTGAGCTCGAGCGTGATCGTTCGTTCTTTTTGGGCTTTGGTTCGCATTGGGTCGGCATTTTGAATGAACGCCAAGGCTCCAAGGAAGGGTGTTTCGTTTGTCTGGTTGTCGTTCGTCTTTTGAGCTCGTGTTTGGAGCGATGATCCATTGTAGAGGTTGAGAGCCGCTTCCATATCGAACCGGCTGCTTCTTTCTTCATTGAGCTCAAGAATGGCCGTAAAGAGTCCTGAGCGTTGCGCGATTTTCCGAACCTGGCCTTTTTGAGTGTTGATCTTGGACGCCGGCAATCCTTCTTCATCGATCATCTGAATTTGGTTAAGGCGCCTGATCAGATTCGATTTGCCGGCGCCTGGTTCGCCGTGAAGGCTTAGAAAAGGGAAAAAGTTTCCGTCAACCGTTTCCCTGATCTGGTTCGAAAACCAGCTTGCGAGCACCCAGGAAAGGGCTACATGGGCAACATCGGGCCATGTTTGAATTAACGTTTCGTAAATCGTTTTGACTTCTGGAAGCGATGAATTCTGTTTTATGGTCAAAATGTAGGGGGCCGGCCTCAAATAAAGATCGCGGGAGATTTCGAAAAAACCCTCTTTGGAAATTTCTCTGACTGATCCAGTTGGCGAAATCGCAACGTGAGAAAAAACGATCCACTTAGATTCCAGGTCATAGCCCGAAACCTGTAATTGTCGTACAGTCGGCGCCGATGAATGAACGATCTGCTCAAGGAGCGCTTCCGATGCGGCCTTTTCACCTGTCCATAGGGCACATGCCCTTTTTAAAAAAAGTTTATTGAGATTCCCAGGCGTGCACAGATCTTCGCCATCAACTGTGCATTGTCGCGGCTTTCCTTTTTGAGGGATGATCTCAATATAAAATCGATACTCCGGGCGGTCTGGAACCGTCGCGTCAAACTGATAGTGCCTCACCTTTAGAATGAAGTCGGATACTCGCTTGCAGCCCGGAATCTTTTTCCCATCAGCGCCTTCGATCATGCAGCTATGCCAATAGCATCCATCCCTTTCAAAAAGTCCTGGAAGCTTTCCGGCGTTCAAGTCGTGATAAATTTTCACATATTGAGAAGCGCTTTCTGCAAGGGCAAGCCGGCCGTTATTCTTGAACTGATTAAGGTTTTTTTGAAAGAAGTTTTCGGGTCCATCAAGAATCGGATGCTCACATAGAAGATCGTTCCAATCTTGCCCGGCCGGCGCGAAAACAACATCTGCATCCGGGTATTTCTTTTTCCATTTTCGGGCAGCTCTTATGCCGGCCGGATCGTTATCAAAGGCCAGAACTTTTTTGGGAAAGGCCGATAGATCGATTTGTTCGGGATCGGCGCCAGATAGCAGAACGGCAACGCTTTGAAAGCCCGATTCGATCCAGCTTAAGCTGTTGAGAACGCCTTCAGTAATATATGTTTCACGGTTTGGATCGTACTCAATCCCAGGATGCCGCCAATAGAGTCCGGTCAAGGTCCCTTGCGAATGGCTTTTATTCTTCGGATCTGTTGGATTCAATAAACGGCCATTCCAAGCCTTGGTCTTTCCATTTGCATCACATATTGGAACCATGACCGCGCCGGTTTTTGGGCCGCGTGTTTGTGGCCAGAATTCATAGCGCATGTTCAGGATGGATCTATTTAAACCTCTTACGTGAAGATATTGGCGCGCCGGCTTATGCGGATCATCGGTGGGTATATCCCTTTCTAGTTCCGAAACGATTTCGGGAAAGATGGATCGTGTTTTGTGTACTCTCCCGCAACTATTTTTTCGATTGCAGGCGATGAAAAACGGTCGATCGCTTACCGCCCAGGCTTCATGATGACCGCACGAAGGGCATCGCAGCGGCCGGATATATTTTCCACAATCGCGGGTTTCAGATGTAGCGTAGGGACCGCGAAGCAGCTTTTCTTTTAACAAATTTATTAGTGAATCCATTCGGGCTCAGTTCCTGCTTTCCGGTGAATTGCGCGAATTTCTTCTTTTAAAACGTTGATTTCTTCAAGCAGCGTAAGGCAAAAATCGAACAAAGGGGATTCCGCAACCTGATCAATTTGCTTGTTTATCTGTTGTCTATCCATGGCGGGTCGCTCCAATAATAAGTAACGTTTTTGCTTAAAAGCTTCACCGCCTGGAATTGTTTGCACGGTGATTAGGTTGATCGCCGGCCCAGGGGCAAGAGGATTTCCGGGCCGGCGTCAGGGCATAAATTACAAAGCCTTTTCGAAGGTGGCGATAACTTTCTGACAATCGAGAACGCCAAGAAATAGCTGATCATTCTCGAAATCATCAAAATCAAGCTGATACTCTTCGCGTAGCAGGGGGGGAGATATGGCCCCATCGGTGCCAGTGAACCAGCACAGATAGCGAATTTCTTTTTCACACATTCTTTGGATATCATGATCGTCAATAGAATAGGCCATCTGCGAGGCGGCAGACCGCGACATTCCGCAATGCTGCACCAAGGAGAACAATAGACCGGCCTTGATCGTCTCTCGAACGCCGAAAACATGATACGTGCCTGAGCCGGTGGAATATTTTTCAGGCCGCAAAAACCCATCATTGATATAGGATTGCGATAGTTTGGGGTCGATCCCCCAAAAAGTCTTGAAATCACCGACCTGAAAGCCTTTACCCCTCGCCGCAATAATCTTATTGAACATTTTTTGAACCTCCTGAAGTTAAAAAGCTAAGTTGTTAGTCATGCCTTTAAGTTACTCCTAAAATTATTTTTGGCAAGTAGTTATTTATAAAAAATACGGTAACATAAACATAACACGAGTCCGGTTATAATATTTTTCGAGAAGTCTTTAAAATGCTTAGGAAATAAAGAAGTGAACCTATATTATGAAGAATAATGTTGGTTCGAAGAAATTATTTAGATGAGCGCATATGTAAAGAATTTAACTTCTCCTGTTAAGAATTTAACCTCGAACGTGTAAAAATACACAATAATTACAGTAAGAAAAGAACGATTTAGGGCTTGCACTTAACGGCTTTTCCATGCGAAAAGCGGGAAGGCTCATGGAAGTATTGTCAACTTTTCATATGGAAACGAGAAAGGAGAAATCGTTATGGAAAAAGAAATAAGGAAGTATATGGATCGGTTGTCAGAAGTAAAAGCAGTAATAGAAACGGCGCATGATGCACTTGTTGAAACGCATGATCCGAAAAAGGATGATTCGGCGTTGACCACATTATCGGTCGGATTGCGGCTATGGCGGGAACTCGATGGCAAATTTTGCGATCAAATAGTAACCGGTGATAAAAATATGTTGACAGCTTAATCCTCTATGGAATAAATAACCGGTGATAAAAATATAAGGAAGGAGCGCAGATGGAAGAAAAATCACCGGAAACAAAAAAAAGAGGAAGGGGCCGGCCGCGTATGTACCATGACCATGCCGAAGCCATGGCGGCCTATCGGCGGCGAAAGGTAAGGGCCGGTCAGCGGATGGACGTTTATGTCAATATTGAAGCTGCATGGCGTCTTGACCGCCTGGTCAAAGCCTGGGGGGGTACGGCAAGTAAGGCTATCGAACGATTGATCCTTGAGGCCGATCAGCGCTATGAATCCATTATATTTCCAGGGACGGAATAGGGGGGCTAAATGGCTGTTTTGATGGAGTGTCCGATTTGCCACACAAAGCAGGCGCCTACGAACAAGCGTTGCTCAAAGTGCACCGAGGACCTTGAAAAGGCCAAACGACGTCAGGCCGGGAATGTGGTTCGCTACTGGATAAGGAACCGATTAAAAGGAAAGCAGGTTGCCGAATATATCGGGTTATCATTAAGCGAAGCGCGGGACGCCGATGGAGAGCGAAAGGCTCAGAAAAGGCGAGATCCACACTTTAAGCCGAAATCCGATCATAGGATAACATTTAATGGTCTTACTGACTGGTACCTGAAGTTGGAGTCGGTCCGAGCGCTTGCTTCCTATGAAATCATTAAGATCCGTCTCGCGGTATTTAATGAAGCCTTCGGTGAAACTGCAATTTCCGACCTTAAACTTTCAGATTTAGAAAATTACCAGATTCAGCGGCTTAAGGCAGGTAAGGCGCCGGCTACCGTCGATCATGAAATAAAAAAGATGCAGACTGTTGTTTTAAAAGCTTTCAATGATGAGCGAATTTCCGGGGACGTGCTCAGAATTTTTAAACGGTGCAAGCCGACCCTTAAGAAAGGAAGCGACGTTCGAACCAGGATCTTATCGGCCGGTGAGTTCGAAGCGATCATGGCGAACCTGCCACGCCAGGTGAAGGCCATCTTCGCCATAGGGTATTTTACCGGTATGCGTCGTTCTGAAATCCTGGGGCTCACCTGGGACAAGATCGACAAGAAAAGCCGTACCATTAACCTTGCCGCTGCCGACACAAAGGACAAACAAGCCCGCGTCATTCCGATATGCGATGAGCTGTGGGCAATCCTCAAGGAAATTCCGCAAAACATACATGAGCCGCATTTATTCCAGTATCGAGGCAAGCCTATATCTGACATCAGGGATTCACTGCGTCCAGCGTGCAAGGCGGCCGGGGTGGTCTATGGGCGATTTCAGAAAGATGGATTCATCTTTCACGACCTGCGCCACACCTTCAACACGAACATGAGAAAGGCAGGGGTGGCCGAATCGGTCATCATGGCGATCACCGGGCATTCGACCAGGGAAATGTTTGACCGCTACAATGTCGTTGATCTTGATGATACCCGGAAGGCTGTGCACCAATTAGAGGGGCATTTGAAAGCTGTGCACTAA